GACCGGGCGAAACAGCGTGATGACATTCGCCGCCCACGGTGAAATGTTTGCCGACGGTGTCGCCGCCTGCTGGCTCGCGGTGAACGCATCCCACTTGGCCTTGTCGCTCGCGATCTCAGCCATTGCCTTTGCTTCTTCGAGCTTCCGCTTGTGGTCCTGCCCGGCCTTGTAGTTTTCGAAAAAGCCGTTGCCGATGCGGAGCAAAACGCCGAGAGCACCGCCACCGAGAGCATTTGTGAGCAGGTCGAGCATGGTTACACTGCTTTGGGATTCGTCAAACGGCGGAACAAAAAGTAGGGCCACCAAATCCACTTCGGCACCTTGGTAATCTTCACATTGCTATTCTGGCAAAAAGGCACGTCCGCATCCCAAACCTTCACCCTAATCGGCGACCCATCTGGCGAGGTGCAATCGAGGATGGAAACGTTCTGCGTAGGAGCGCGGCCACGGGTCCAATAGTTGTCATACTGGCCCAGCTCAATCGTTCCCGAGACGCAGGAGCCGTAAATCGTGTAACCGTTAATCGCGCCCTTCACCGTCACACTGCCGCCAATCGTGCAGTTCTGAACCGTGTAGCCACTGCCCCGCACGCAATCAATCGAGTCCTCCCGGCTGGCTGGAATCGTCAGCCCGCTGATGACAAGCCCGGTGCAGTTGGAGCATTTAACAAGATCGTCCCAATTCTCCGGGTCGAGCGGTGCCTGCCAGTTGGCCGCGTCCACGGTTGTCCCGTCGTCTATCGGTCCGTAGCTGCGCCAGTTCGTGTCGGTCGTGCCGCTCATTCGACCTTCGTTTCCTTTGGCTTTAGAGCCTCGGCGAGCTGTTCCGCGCACTTGCGGAGCAACTCGTGCTCCTCGGCCCGTAATGGGGCAAGGCGGGAGGCTGTGAATAGGTTCTGGAGTGCTTGTTCGTTGGTCATGTGATTAGACGTTTGTTGCAAGAAGGTAGTAGGTGACGCCGCCTATGACGATTGTTACCTTGTGCGTCGAGGCAACCGCAACGGCTGTGGCCACGGTGTTGCCGATGGCAAGTGCGCCCGTGCTGCTCAACGCGCCGGTGACGGCGAGGCCGGTGGAGGACAGCCGTGCAACCTCAGTCGTTCCACCTGAGTAAAAAACTAGGTCCGCGCTCGCTGATGGCGTCTCAATTTTGAAGCGGTTGTTGCTATTTGTGCGGAATTGCAAACCCACCGAAGACACACCAGCAGACTCAAAAATGTTGACGCCGTTGGTTGCTAGAGTGCTCAACGTCGTAAACGCGCCCGTGGATGCCGTCGTCGCTCCCACCGTCGTCCCGTCAATCGTCCCGCCGTTGATGTCCGCCGTAGTTGCTACTAGGCTTGCAATCGTTCCCAACGACGTAAGCGAAGACGCCGTAACGCCGGAGGCAAGGGTTGCGCCCGTCAGTGTTCCTGCCGCTGCGGTGACGGTGATGTCGGCGCTTCCGTTGAAGCTGACGCCATTGATGTTTCGCGCCGTCTGCAAGATTGTCGCGCTTCCGGCATTGCCGGTGATCGTCGTCTGGTCGCCGGTGTTCGTGCCGCTAAGATTGGAGCCTGTCACCGTTCCGCTTGCCGCAATCGACGTGGCCGAAGCTGCGCCCAAATTAGGCGTGACCAGAGTCGGACTCGTGGCGAACACCAGCGCGCCCGATCCCGTCTCGTCGCTGACCGCCGCCGCGAGATTGGCCGATGACGGCGTCCCGAGGAACGTCGCAACGCCTGTGCCGAGACTGGTTAGCCCGGTGCCGCCGTTCGCGACTGCGACGGGCGACGTGAGCGAGAAGACCGAGCCCGTGAGCGTCAGCCCAGTGCCTGCCGTGAACGTGCCCGCGCCCGAGAACTGCGACCACGGCAACGCGGTCGTGCCGAGGGTGCCGCCTGCGTTCGCAGTGCAGACGAAACCGCAGTCGCCGTTGGCGGTGCCCTGCTCGATAAACGTGAAAGCCGAGGTCAGAGCGTCCCACGTGTTCGCGTCGGTCGTGCGCGTCCACGATCCCGACGCGCAAAGGTAGATTCCGTTATTCTGACTCAGCGATTGGTTCTTCACCAGCACGCGATTGCCCGCGACGACGCTCACGCCGTCGATGGTCTGCGCTCCGCTCAGCGTGATGTCCGCCGTGGTCGCCGCGACGCACGAGGCTTTGGCGTCGAGCCCCTGCGCCACCGTGTCCACGTAAAGCTTGTTCGCGATGTCGGTCGAAGCCGTCGGCGTGGTCGAGATCGTGCCCGCCGTCGCGGTCAGACTCGCAATTGTGCCGAGCGAGGTCAGCGACGAAGCCGTCACGCCCGCCGCGAGCGTGTTGCCGCTCAGCGTGCCAGCCGCCGCCGTGACCGTAATCGCCGCCGTGCCATCGAAGTTGACGCCGTTAATCGCCCGCGCTGTCGCCAGAGCAGTTGCGGTCGCTGCGTTCCCGGTCGTGCTGCCAGACGAGCCGCTGACATTGCCGGTCAGATTGGCCGTGATCGTGCCGGCCGTAAAGTTGCCGCTGCCGTCGCGAGCGACGATTGCGCTGGCGGTGTTCGCCGATGTCGCAGTCGTGGCGCTGTTCGAGACCTTCGACGCGGTCGAAATCGTCGCGAGCTTGGTGTCCGCGATGGCTGCGCTCGCGTTGATGTCCGCGTCAACGATGACGCCCGCCGCGATGCTCGTGGCGTTGCCGACGCTCGTCACGTCGCCGGTCAGATTGGCGTTCGTGGTCACGTTGCCCGCGGTCAGTCCTGCTGCGGTGCCGGTGATGTTCGTGCCGACGAGAGCTGTCGGAGTGCCGAGCGCCGGCGCAATCATCGTCTTGTTGCTCAGCGTGTCCGTGGTCGAGCGGCCAACGAGAGTGTCGGTCGCATCGGGCAAGGTGACGACGCGGCCGGCCGTCGAGACCGCGTCGATCAAAGTGACGGCGCTGGCTGCGCTGGATGAACTGCGGAAGCGGATGCCTTTGGCGAAATCGGTTCCGTCGCTGATCGTGAAAAGCCCGCTGCCCTTTGGCTGCAAATGCACGCCAATGTTTGCGCTCGCGCCCTCGGCGAGAACGTGGAGCGGAGTGCCGACGCCGATGCCATTCTTGACCTCGAGGTAATCGGTCGCGCTCGCCACGTCGGTGAGTCGCAGGATGTCGTGACCGCCGCCGACAATGCCGACCGTGTCCGCCGCCGGGCGATACATGCCGGTGTTCGTGTCGCTGACAAAGAACAAAGACGGCGCTGCCTCGGTCCCGTCCGTTAGCTCGATCTGTCCTTCGGTGCCGACAATCGTGATGTCCGTGTCGGTCTCGTTAATCGTGATATTTGCGCCCGCGACGAGATTCTTCGGAACGTAATTCGGCCCGACGCTGCCGAGAATTTGCCCCGCGCTCGGCGCTGGAATCAGGTCGATAATTGAAGTGACGCTTCCGCCGCCCCCGCTGTTGCCGCGTGCTGCGTTCAGAGTCCAGTCCGCTGCGCTCCGGCTTGGCCGCTCGCGGTTGCCATCGATGTTCGAGACGAACGAATCGCCGTTCACCGTCACGAGGTCGAGCCGCTGATACGTCTCGTCGGGCGACCATTTGCCACGCGGGTTCAAGCCCTTCGGCTCAGCGAATTCCTTCCGCAGTTGGTCGATCTCGCCGGCACGCGGAAAGCGTGCGAGCTCGCCCGCGACGATCTCCTTAACCGAGCCCGGCAGAGCCGATGCCACCTCGGCGATGCGTGCCTCAGCTTGCGCGAGGAGCGACTCGTTCTTTTCGCGCTCGGCGATTAGGACCGAGTAGCGCGCCGCCGTCGTGGTTTCCAGCGAGCGTGCGAGCTCGTCGATCTTGGCCGTCAACGCCGTGCTCGTTTGCGCGTGCGCGTCGAGTGCGCGAGCCGTCACGAACTGCTCCAGCTCGCTGCGAATCGCCGGCTCGATTTCTTCGAGGTTCCGCTCGATCTCCGATGACAAATGGTCGCGCAGTTGTGGCAGCGACTCGACCAGCTTTTTCAGCTCGGCGCGCTGGATGATGGCCAACTCAACGAGGTTATCAATTTCGGATTGCGTATGAATCATGGGAATTATTTGCCGGCCTTCGGGTGCTTTTCTGGAAGAAGATCGTTGTCAGTCGTGTATTTCGGATTTTCCGGCCGGCCGTTTTTAAGCAGGTAGAGGAACGCGTTGACGCGGGCAAAAGCCCACTGTGAGGCGGACATGACGCGTGGCGAGCTGCTCGTGTTGTACGCACCGAGACCGCGCTGGAAAACAGCCTTTAGCGCGCCGGGTGTGGCCCGGCCGTTGCGCGTGTTCGAGTCCTTCGCGTTGAAGTCGTCGGCCTTCTTTTGCAGCGTGGCTTCTTGTTCTTTCGTGACCTCTGCTCCGCGCTTGCCAGAAGCGTCGCCCTTGGCGGTGCCTTCGCCCTTCGGATCTTCTCGCGGCGTGTCCGACTTCGGAGCCTTGTCGGACGCGACGATTGCGCCGCGCTCGCCGACCTTGGCGAATAGTCCCTCGTGCTGCCGCATGCAGACCGCCGTGCGCTGTTCAGCGTCGGGAAATTCTGCGGTCGAGACCGGATCAGCCATGCAGCGCGCCATGAAATCGTCGTGCGTTTCTGCGGCCGTTGGCGTCGGCAGCTCGTATTGTTTTTTGCTCAGCTCGATGATGCTCTTTTCGCCGGTCACGCTCTGCTTTGTCTGCTCGATGGTCGTCATCTGCTTCGCTCGGTATTTCTGCACCGCGTCCAGCCAGTCCTCGGCGCCGAGTGGCGTGTTGCGCGCAAATTGATGCTGCACTTCTGCGGCCGCCACCGAGAGGTCTTTCTTTTCCGCCTGCTTGTTCAGCCGCTCGACGATAGCCGTGCTCCACGAGTAGCCCTCGTCGCCGCCCCAGCCCATCCACGCTTGGTAACCTTTGCCTTGCTCGTCCCACGTGTCGCCCTGTTTGTCGATCTCGTGCCGGTCAAAAAAGGCTTTCATGCGGCGCACGGTGTCCTCGGACATCGGCCGCTTGTTGATCAGGTCGCGAGCGCGGGCGATGCCAACGCTCGTCATGCCGCGCTGCGACATCGGTTTTTTCTCGCGGATCTCAAGCGCGCGGCGTGCGTTGTCCGCCATTGCCTGCGTTGGGATGTAGGAGTCAGTCGCGAAGTTGATCGTGACAAGGTTCGCGTCGTTCTCGATCTGCTGCACCGGCTCGATGGCGGCGGGTGCCTGCGCGACGCTTTCGGCCTGCGCCTTGGCTGCGCTCGCGCCCACCGCGTCGCCGGCTGCGGCTGCGGCCGCTGGCGTGCTTGGTAGAGAGTTCGTCGTGAGGCGAATCGCCGTCTCCGGCACGCCGTATTTTACCGCGAGTTCTTTCACGAATCCGGCTTCGATTGCGATCTGCTCCAAGCGTGCGAAAGCGTCGGTGCCTTCCTCGGCTGCGATCTCTTGGAGCGACTTCGCACCCTGCCGGTTCTCGTTCATGTTCGCGGCCGACTCGCGGCCTACGTCGATGCTGAGCTTGGCCGGGAAACGCCACTCGCCCTTCGTCGCCCGGCGCAGAGCCTGCACCATTGTCTCGCCTGCGAGCAACGTCGGCGGTGCGATCTCGCCGCGTGCGATGGCGTCGAGAATCACGGCGTCCTTGATTGGATCCAAGACTTTGTCGGTGAGCACGCCTTGCTGCTTAGTAAACACTCGGTCAGCCGCTGCGAATTCTGCGCGCACGCTTGGACCACGAAAGTCCGATGTTCCAAACAAGACTCCCTCGGGTATGCCCACGGAAAGACTGATCTCGTGCATAAGGTGCTGCACGAAACCGGTGAACGCCTGCGACGGCCGCGACGGCATGACCTCGACGCGGTCCGAGTTTTGGAAGTAGCGAATCATGCCGACCTCGGTCAGCTCGTTTTTTTGCTGCTGCCCGTTCGGCAACGCCATCGTCGGATTTGGCTGGAAAAGGTTTCGCGGGTTGGCGGTGCCGCGGTCGTTGAAGATCAGCGCCGCCTGTTGTGACGAGAAGCGCACGCCGGCCTTTTCCGCCTGTAAGATTTCGTGCAGCATCCGCGCCGTCTGGATGCCGCTCGCCAGATCCGAAACCCCCCGATACATATCAGACCGATTTGGATCGAAATAATGGCAAAACTGATTCGCCGGAATGTCCTCGGCGCCGAAATAAACGCCGTTCCGGTCCACGCGGAAGATCCGGTAGGCGACCGGCTGGCCGAAGTCGTTCGTGATGATGCCCTGATAATAGTTGTTCGACGCGACCGCCGTGTCGTTCGGGTTGCCGATGCGCGTGGCCGGCACGAGTTGGAGCTTGAGCCCTTCGCCGCTGCGCCGAATGACGAAACCGCAATCGCCATCAATCGGACGTTCCTCGGCCGCGAGCTGCACGAGTTTCTTAAACGAGTGCCGGTTGGTCACGTCGCAGTTTTTGCACCACTGATGGAAATACTCATCGATGACCCGGTTGTAATCGCGGTCCCCGGTCGTCGGTGAGTATTCGTGCGGCGTCAGGTAGAGCCCGAACTTGCGCGACACTTCACGAATCTCAGGTGCGTTGTCCACCAGATCGCGCGCCTCATACATGAGCACGACGCGGTCGCGCTGATTCTGCGACGACTCGGACGGCTGCGCGTATTGTTTGGGCGCATACAAACGGTTGGTTCTAGCCGCATTGTACTCGAAAAGCGACTTCTGCACGCGAGCTTCAAGCCGTTTCAGCGCCCACGTCGGCGCGATGTTCTCAAGCGCACGATCAATCCACGGTTTGTCCGTGACCAGTTTTGACGCGTCGAAGAAATCGGTGCTCATGGTGATTAGTTGCCGGTGAAGCTGACGAATGTCGTATCCGTTGACGTTCCGGCCGCGTCGGTCAATGCGTCCTGCAAGTTGCCCAGCATGTTGTTGAGCGCGTTCAGGTCCGCCCGGCTCACCGACTTGCCGTTGAGCGAGTAGCTTTGGTTGAGCAGCACGGCCTGTATCGCGTCAATCGTCTTGGTCTTGAGCGCCGTCAGCGTCGCGGTGTCCAGTCCGAGAAATGGGTTGTCGAGCATACCACTGCTCGAAACGTCAAACCCGGCTCACTCCTTCGGAGGCGTGTAGCGAAGCACGTTGGCTATCGTCGCCATGCAGAGCATCATGGCACTCGTGTCCAAGCCGTGATTCGGTGCGTTGCTTTTCACTTCGCGCCACTCCCAGACGCCGGTCCGGATCTCGACCTTGGATTCGCCTTTGAGGTGTTCGAGGTAGAGCGGGTTTACGTCCGCCGGCATCAGCCATTTCAAATCGCCCTTCCGCTCCAGCGCGTTCGCGAGGAGGTCTTTGAAGTAGTCGCCGCTCCAGTCGTAATAAAACACGTCGCCGCCCCGGTAGTCGCTGACTCGCGGCTCCGAGAACGGGAAGTTGATTAACGCGTCGGTCGCCTCGTCGCGCATCGTCCACGTCTTGCGAGCGTGCCCGCGCATGCCACGCCAGCCGAAGTCGGCGCAATCGCGGTCAACGTCGGCCGGCCTGTATCCCCGATCTTGAGCGACGCACGAGTCCTGCACCTTGTAACGGTGCTGCATTTGCCGGAGTTGGTCCCGCGTCTCGACGCGCCCGAAATAGAGCTGCTTGTAGGTCGGCCCGGTCGCCGAGCTGAACGCCCCGATTTCGAGCCACCAGTGGTCCTGCTGGCGGTCGATCGACATGAAGCGGATGATCTCGCCTTCGATGCCCTCGCCGTTCGAGAACTGCCCGACGGTGTAGTCGCTCGGCGTGACGAAAAGGTTGACCACCTTTTTCTCGACCACCCACGGCCGCGCCTCGCGCTTCGTGCGAAACTCGATCTTCATCTTATCATCGCCCTGACGCACGTGATGGTTGTCCGCCTCGCAGAATTCTTCGACCAAAAGGCGCATCGGCCGGCTGACGACGGACTCGACGCGGAAGGACTGGATCTCGACCGGCGCGGCTGAGTTCATCGGCACAAAGAGCCCGGTGCGTTTCCACCGCGCCCGCGTCACGTCGTCATCAGGCGACTCGTGGCCGCAATGCGGGCAACGGAACCGGCACGACTCGACGGCCCGCGCAACGTCCCACGTCTCGTCATCGCGCTTCGCCGCTGCGTCCCAGACCACGCCGCCCCGCAGCCCGGTGTCCTCGTTCTTGTCCAGCGCGAAGGCGACCGGGTGAACCTTGTGGCACGCCGGGCACTCGGCCGACCACTCCTGTTGATTGCCCTGCCGGTAGCTCGTGTCCTCAACGTTGCCGGTCTCGGCGTCCATAATCGGAGCTTGCGAGGTGTTGTAAATCTTGGAGCGCCCGACTTCCTCGAAGCGACTGACGCGGGCGATGGCATGGCCGTAGGGCTCCTGCCATTTCGGCAGCCATATCTCGTCATTTATTTTGTAACGGATCGACTGCGACTGTTGGCTCGAAATGTTCGCCGGGTTGAGTAGGAAAAAGAAACCTCCGAAATAAATCTCGGTCGTCGTCCGGTGCGGTCCCGGTCTCGGCAACATCGCCGCGACCGGCTTGCAGCTTTCAAAGATCGGGTTCAGCCGCGACTTCGCGTGCCGGTCAATCATCTCGTCGGTCTGCATCGTCCACGAGATCGGCCCGGCGTCGTTCGCAATCAGCCACGGCACCCAAATATCCGCGACGAGCGTGCCGCCGATTTGCACGGCCTTGCGGAAATGCACGCGGCGCACCAGCGGATTTTGCAGCGCGTCGAAAATCGGGATGAGCCACGGCGAGAGCCGGACGTTGAACGGTCCCGGCGTCGCGTAGCTCTCCGGCAGCACGATGTGCTTTCGCGCCCACTCGTAAATCGGCGAGCGGTCCGGCCTTGGCAGGCGGAGGTGAACGAGGAGCTGCTCGGCTTCGGTCACGGTTATTGGCCGACGTGTTCAGTGGCGCATCCGTTTGGATGCCGAGGAACAAACGCGATCCATTCAGCGCCGTCGTAAACTGCCGGAAAATAAACGTTGTTTTTCGTCCAGAGCGTAAATGCCGCGCCGTTGGCGCATCCGTATCCGTGGTCAAACAATTCATCGAGCTGAGTTTCCGTCAGCGTGTGCGATTCCACGTCTGCCCACGTTTCGCCATTTTTAGCCAATTTTTCAGTGAGGTCCTGTCGATAGTTTGTGTCGTCGGCGCTCATGGCGTGCCTTTCATCGCGGCGTCGATGGCGGCGCGGAGGTGGGCGAGTTCGGTTTCCAAGTCTTGGCAGTGGTGAATTCGGTTCTGCTGGCCCTTGATAAACTCGTGAATAATTTCAGGCGTGCCGCCCCACAAGTTGAGCACCGACCATTCGGCAAGCGCAGCCTCGGCGTGGGCGGCGCGGGCGTTGGCGCAACATGGACACGCGACCCACGCTTTACGTTCGGCATCGGTGTGATGGATGCACGTATGCGCCCAACTACCGAGTGCGTTCAGCCGCTCCACCTCGGCGCGGAGAGCGTGCTCAACCTCGCAAGAGCGTTGGTAGAGCACGTCAGCCCGATCTGACTGGGCATCGCTATCACTGCGAAACTTTTCCAGAGCCTCGATCAACGGCAAATGTCCGTAATCATCGCCCAGCCATGCTCTGCGAGCCTCGCTGACCTCGGCGCGGAGTTGGTCACGCTCCAGCCCAGCGGCGCACGCCATCTGATGCGCTGTTAGGTTGTCAGCGCGGAGTTGGTCGAGTTCGGCGGCAATGCGCTTCTCCACCATCTTTTTAATCTCCGCCTCAAACGAGGCGATCAACAGCTTCGCCGCCTCTTGCGTGGCTTCATCAGCGGACAATCCTTCGCCCGTAACTAGGCGACCATCGTGAGTGATGCGGATCACTTCCTTGTTTGCGGAGTGCAGAGTTATCGTGTTTGGTGGGGCGGAGAACGTGTTTGGTGGGATGGAGAGCGTGCTCATTTGCGGGCCTTTCGTTTGAGGCATGGGATGCCAGCGGCGGTGAGGGCGGCGCGGATGCCGTCAATATCGCGGACTGTGCCTTGCGGCCCGCTTCCCCAAAAAGCCGACCGTGCCCGCTCTGCAATTCCGGCTAGGTCGTCCAGAGGTATCACGGCGACGCGGATGGCTTTAACGCCGTCGCTTCGTTCGCAGATTCGGATTAGACTGCGGTTGCCGCTAACAATCGGGTCGCGGCCGGAGTCGTAGATTGCCCACATCACGCGAGGCTTGGGTTTGTTTTTCATTTCGCGCCTTCCTTCTTCGGCCTGCCGCCCTTCGCTCCGTTCTTTCGCGCCGTCGCAATCTTCGCAGCCGAGCGCGAACGCCCGCCGATCTGGCCGCCCTTGCGCCCGAGGGTGACGGCGTGGTGGTTTTTCATGTGAAAGTCTTAGACGAAGACCTCGCGGAGACGCTTGGCCTGTTTGGAGATTCGCAGAGCCTGCCCGAGTTGGTTCCCGCTTCGCGCATCCGACGCAATGCCGGCGAGAACCACGCAGTGGTCGGCCATCTCGCCGCGAACAGCCTCGACGCCCCACGCGGGGACGATCCACTCGCCTCCTTCGTGCGGCACGCTGTCGCGCAGCGCGGCGGCCTGCGCCTGCGTCAGCCCATAGTCTTCTTGTAGGTCTGGCGTGTCGGCCAGCACCCCGAGTTTATGTGCAGTCTCTTGCGCGTCGTCCTTCGTGAGGTTAAAGAGGGTCTTAACCTTGACGGCGGTGGTGTTGTTCATGCGCTTAACAAAACCGAAACCGCTTTGGGTTGAAAGCTAAATCTTACGCCTCGCCCGAAACTCGCTGCGACTCAAGCGCCTCGCGCTGAAAGTTGGCGATGTTGGAATTTATCACCTCGCGGATCTCGTCGAGCATCAGCCCGCCCTCGACGTTTGCCTCGGCCGGCGATTTGCCGGCGACGCGTGCGCCCATTTCCACTTCCAGCTTCAGCCGGAGCAGCAAGTTGAGTTTCTGCCCGAGGATCGCCAGCATGTCCTCGACCACGCGCTTCTCGACGGTGTCGCCGGCCTCGCGGTCGTTCTTCATGCGGGCAAGTTTGATCTGCTCGCGCATGAGTTCGGCTTTGAGTTCGGCGAGATTCTTCGTCGCGTGGTCCTTGCCAATCAGGTGCTCGCCGACGAACGCCTGCCACGCCGTCAGGTTCTCGCGCTTGCCGTCCTCGTGCTTCGGCGGAGCGTCGGGAAATTTTGCGCGTGCGTCGTAGATTGTTTGACGCGAGAGCCCGAGCTCCTTCGCGAGCGCGGAGGTGTCTTTGATCCAGCCGCCCGACTGCTCGGCTTGGAATTCGTTGAGCGCTTTGCGCTCGGAGGTCGTCAGCGTCTTGCCGGCTTTGAGCTTCGTCGCAATATTCGAGACGTTGCGGCGCGCGAGGATTTCGGACGGCGACTGCTCGGCTTCGCTCATGGCGTGCGATTTTCAAGCACGGCTTTTTTGCCGGTCAGGTTCTCCCAGCGCTTCACGATCACGTCGCAGTAGGCCGGGCTGATTTCCATTCCGTAGCATTTGCGGCCCAGTTGTTCAGCGGCGATTAGAGTGGTGCCGGAGCCGCAGAATGGTTCGTAAACCGTATCTCCGTTGAAACCAAAGTCAGACATAGCACGCGAGGCGAGCTCGACCGGAAATGTAGCTTTGTGCTCTTCTTGTTGCTTTGGTCTCGATATGTCCCACTTGGCCCACCGAGGTTCGTTATCTCCTTGATTCGTGGTGTATTTATGTCCAATGGACAACACAAAGACAAGTTCCCAGTTCCGAGAGAGTATTCCTTTCGATGCAGTCGGGAATCCAGCGCCCTTATCCCAGCAAATGGTTTCTTTTACGGAAAGGCCGTGAGATCCCGCAAACATCGTCCTCCCGTAACCTGAGCGGCAGTTGGCCGTATACATGACATTCCAGACGACCGGAGAATCTTCTGATTTAAGATGTGACGCGACAAGTTTTAGCACATTGTCACAGAACTCCACCCACTCGTCTTCCGTCCTGTCGTCGCATTGATGGTTGTAAAACTTTTTCGTTTTGCCGCTGTAATCTGTTTTGTATCCTCCGTCCTTGCTGTTGTAAGGTGGCGACGTGAAGCACAGGTTCGCCTTCTCTTGACCCATTAGCCGGCCCACGTCCTCCGCCTTCGTCGAGTCGCCGCACATCACTCGGTGATCTCCAAGCAGCCACAAGTCGCCGGCCTTCGTGATCGGCTCGGCTGGAGGTTCCGGCACCTCGTCCTCGGTGACTTCCGCCTTGCTCATCTTGTCCACCTCCGCGTCATCGTAGCCAGTCGCAGCGAATAAATCCGCGTCCTCGACCTTCAGCGATTGAAGCACCTTCGCCAGTCCGTCATCGTCCCACTCCGCCAGCTCCGCCGTGCGATTGTCCGCGATGGCAAACGCCGTGGCCGCTGAGCCGGTCAACTCGGTCCGCGTCACCTCGATCTCGGTCCAGCCGAGTTCCTTTGCCGCTGTCAGGGTTCCGTTGCCGGCTAAGACGATGCCCTTGGCGTCAATGACGATCGGCTTTTGCTGCCCGAACTTTTTCAGCGACGCCTTGATTGCGTCCAGATTTTTGCGGTCGTGCTTTCGCACGTTCGATGGGTCGAGCAAAAGCTCGGCCACGTTCAGTCGTTGGATTTGCATGTGTCAAAGTGGCTCAAAAAACGAAATGGGTTTTTTTGCTCTAGGTCGATTAACCAGATCGGAAGAGCA